ATAACATATGGCGGCGAAGACGGCGGATTCTAGCGCAAATGTGAATCCATTACCCATGGATGAGATCTTCTGATAATTGAAGACTTCATCACCCAGGACCCCTTGTGGGGACCTAAGTTTGCAAAGATAAGAATACCACTCAGAGGGTAACAGCAATTCGCAGAGCTTAAGACTCAAAGAGTCGGAAGCCGCTGCAAGGTCTAGCGTGACATATTCATCGTCACCAAACCATGCTGAACCTCTGAAAGCCAGAGCCTGATTCTTTAACTGAGAGTCTAGGTTCACATCCCAACGTTTTAAACGCTTACGGATGAAACCATCAACCCCCAGCTGTAAAGCCAGGTTCATTGTTGGCTCAATCGCGATAGAGCGCTCAGTAAGAGCACTCTTTGGCACGAAAGTGATTCGATTCCCTTTTACAACCTTGAACACTGAGGCCCAAAACTTCTCTTGATCCAAAATCTCGTACTTAGGGATTTTCATCCTAGTACGATATGAATCTTCGAGAGCTCCGAGCCAGCGTTTGTCGGTCGCTATAAGAAATCTAGCGAACGGAATAGCTTCCACGGTACAGCTGTAAGGCCAATTTTCATATTTATAATAAATATTAGACTGACCCTGACAAGTGTCCAGGTTACTTCCCGGTCCATGACGTGACCACTCCGTCAACAGGTTCTTAGACAGACAACGTCTACCTAACACCTTTTCAAGAAAAGAACGTGCGTACGTAAAAATACATGCGTCGTTTTCCGTCTCGCCCCAACATAAGGCCTTATAACCACTATGGTTAAAGTCCTGACATGCAGCTTCCGCATCAACGAATTTCTTCGTCGCGGTCGCAATTCGCATGTCCTTGTCGGTGTTAAAGCGATATTTCTTGAGAAGCGCAGATATCTGATACTTCGCCCGCCTTGCGGCGAGTGTTGAACCAGATAGATCAGAGTCTTTACTTTGATTCTGTAGACCCCAATCATCACTTAATTGCTGAAGTGCGAATGCATCCCGATCACGAATGATCTGGAGTACGAGCGCTAATTCATCAGCAGTAAGCAATCCTGCAAGGTCGTTTGTAAGTTTACCTAAAACTTTCCATTGGTAATCTTTGGGAAGCTTCAACTTAACCATTTCGGTTAAGGTACGGTTGCCGTTAACCCTTCGCTTAGTATTTCGCTTAGGGTTGGCCTTACGATTGATACTTGTATTACCTTTCATAACACAATCTCCTTGGATATACTACTAGTCAGTAGTATCTTTGGGTTCTTGCGAACCCTCTTGTTCTGTTTTCCTAAGCCGCTTTTTACTTTTGCGGCGAAGGCTCATGGAATCTACCATTTTCGCGATGAGACACAGAAGCCTAAATAACATTCTTAGGACTTCCAATGGCCTCAAAGCTAGACCATAAGTTGGTCGGTAAGTGGAACCATGACAGAATCGTCCAGGATCATGGCTGCAGCAGTCATCCTCATTTCGAGGGTTTGTGCCGGTGTCATTCCGAGCGGGAAAGAAAATCCCACGTCGACGATTGCCGGTGCAACGTTTGATGTAGTTGCGTCAACACCATCTACTTCATGATCTTTCGTGACTTTAAAGGCCGATTTGGCCACGCCAACAAAATTACCATTTTTCTTTGGTGTAGTTCGATAGAAACCAAGCTTATTCCTTACGGAAAGGGTATGGTTTGAATGAATGTACTCACTTCTGTTTTGAAATTCTTCAAAACGTGTAAATACTGAATCTACTTCGGCAGTTGTGCCGTCGTCGTTGTCTGTGTTGACAGACAGTGTAATACTGTTTGGTTGCATGGATATTCTCCTACATTCCGGTACGCACATAACTAGCGTTCTTACGAACATTAGCTATAATGATACCAAGGTCTAAAAGTTTTAACGGATCTAAATTCAGCGTTATACGCGGAAATGGAGACCTGTCATAGTTTGGAATACGCACCTTCTTCCTCTCAATCCTGGTTGCAAGTCCGCCAGAGGCTGTAGAGCCCCTGTCGTCGTACTTGTAAACAGAATAGTAAGGTGAAAATAGAAGGTCGTGAACCGCGATAGACGATGTCTGGACCACTGTTGTTTCTTTAACGATCCAGGAGGCCATAGGCTCCATCCCATAATTCGGGGTGTAAGCCATGATTGTGTCGCCCAAATTGGTGAACCAATCAACAATAAAACTGTACGGTGTTAAATCGTACAACGATTCCAAGATTGAGTCTAAACCCAATTTCTGGAGATCGGTTGCTTGGTCTACCTGAGTGAGCACTCCTGCACGAACCTGACAATTAACGGTGACATGACGAGATAAAGATGCCTTGGCATAAAATCCGCCCTGTCCCATAACTGTTGTACCCTCGATTAAGTCCGAATTAACGTACTTATCGGAGGTCCTAGATCTAAACGTTTGACGCTCTGGCGTAGCTTGCCCTCTTTCTTCAAAGAGTGCCAACAATGCTTTTGCATCGTACATTAAAGGTCTAAGGTTGTACCTGGCGTTCATGTAGATTTCCGGTCCGGAGCGCCGATCATCAATGGAATAATCCAGTTTCCGAATCCGCCGATTAAGGCCGGCATCACGACAAAGAACACCATGATGAAACCGTGTGCCGTCACCAACACATTGTAGAATTGGAAATCCGTAATGTACTGAATTCCAGGCTCCGCCAATTCTAGACGGATGTACCAAGACATTGCTCCACCAACAATCGAGGCAATTACCGCGATCAACAAATACATGGTGCCGATGTCTTTATGGTTGGTTGAAT